GCACTCATATCACCTAGATCACGCAGCAGACGATTGACATACTTAGGCTGTCTCTCACCTGTCTCTTTGTTGATCGTGAAACCATCTTGGATCGTGACAGCGGCTCGACCGTGTTTGTCAAGGAATGGTCGTGCTAGACCCGGTTCGAAGCGAATGTCTTGGAAGGCTTCACCAACCTCTCCATGACCCATGCCGTTCATGATATAGTTTGAAGCAACGTACATTGTTTATATCCTTTGATTGGTTTTCTGGGGAGAGTTGGTTAGAGCACTTCGACTTCGCGTAGTTCAGCACCTGCTCCGGCACCATCCTCACGAAGAGCAACTTTAGGATAGTCGTTACCAACTACAGCAACTTCGCCGATACCAGTACCGCTGTTTGGTTGCATCGATGTATTAAGTGGATTAGCACCTAGAGTGACCAACATATTCAGATGGTCGCCTCGTTGTGGGATGTAAATGAAGATATGATCGTCACCAACATATTGAACGTTTGCCGGCGTCGTTAGATCTTCAGCAGCCTTCCCTTGATGCTTATCTTCTTCAAGAATACCAACCATTCCAGGTGGGTTAGCACCAGGTTGGAAAGCACGCCACGTAAAACGTCCTTGACCATTCTTAGCTGAACCCGGAACCACTTCTACCCAAGTACCAGGTAGGATAGCAGCATGACCGTTTTCAAGTTGGCCTTCCTCAGTTTTTCCTTTTCGCTCGACAGAAAGCACAATCAAGTTTCGTCGTGCGTTGTGCGGAAGAACAGACATTGTTAATTCCTCTCTTTAGGGGTTATGAAAAAGTCGAACGCACGACTTAAGACGCAAAAGGATTGTTCGAATTGTCAGCAGGTTTCACACCAGCAAAATTCATTACCGGAACTTGCAACACTTCGTCATCAGCTGGTTCTGTTTGGTTATTCACACCACCAGCACCCATATAGTTAGGACGCGGTAGTGGAGATACGTTTTGAGGCTGAGCCGCTTGGTTAGCGTTTGCTACCAACAGCATTTCTTCCAGTTGTTCTTTCGTAGCTTCTTTGTTCCGCTCAATGAACGCAGCACGTTGCTCATCGTCCATGTTGACAGTGATCTTGGACATGAGCTGTTCTTTGTGCTCTGCCTCGATCTTTGCCGAGTTACGAATCATGTTTTGGAAGTTCTCCGGCATGATCTGCAACCATTGCGTTTCGCTTAGCTGACTCAAACCTTTTTGCAGGTTCTCAATGCTAATCGTGTTGTTCGTAGGTGCAGTAGGAGTAACTTTAGTTTCACCATCGCAACCGCAGTTGTTGGTCGGCATGTTGTTGGTGACAGGCTCAGCAGGTGCTTTCGGTTCTGCCTTTGCCGTTGGTTGTTGACTAGCCAATTTAGCCAAGCCACCATCATCCAAACCATTGAGGAAATCCCTATGGTCTGCTGTGAAAATGCTTGCTTCATTAGCGATGATAGAATCGACTAGTTTGCTTTTGTTGTTGTCAGCCATATTAGGTTTCTCCTCAGTATTGGTGACAGGTACAAAATCAGTTTGACGTACGACCCTCTGAGGAGAATCGTCAGACAACGATACGTCGTTGCCATTCATAGTAAAGTTCAGACTGAACAACTCTCCATTCTGTTCAAATATCATTCGGTTATTGAATACCGACTCGATAAATGCTGGAGCCTCGTTCTGTGTGAATCGTTTTCGTAAACCATTTCGGAGCATACTATGTAGCTCTTCATGGCTCATTTCATTATTTGTTAGATGGAACGTGATTGGTGTTTCAGTCCCGTCTGTTCGTTTGTTTACAAGCACACCACACCCATCCTCTAGGGAACATGCCCCACGCTCGTTGGTTAGTATTGCTAAGTGATCAGGACGGTGATTTGTGGCTATACCACTGTATCTTTCACCGTTGAAATCGCCGTTGACAGAGAGTTTGTCAGAGAATAATCCAGTCGACAAATCGATAGGTCGACCAGTGTCAATCATGGTCAGAATTTGGTTATTTATCTGCCGTGCTTTAGCTACATCAATCCACAATTCAGCGAGCAATTTGTTCTGCACAAACTGAGGATTCTTGACGACACCAATAGCGAATTCTTCAATCGTTTGGGCGTCATTTAGTACAGAAACAAACCGACCATTAGCCTTAGGATGACCATTGGTTACCAGTATGTCATTCCAAGCATTTGCCCCTTTACTAATCTCACCTGCTGGATATAGTAAAGGACCATCTGACCCCGGTAAAACCCCTTCTACTATCAATGTCGCAGGTGCAACACGATATTCAACACCGTCTTCGATAACGGTTTTGGAGTTCCCAATTTTTAGATTGACAACGATTTTGTCCATGACCGCCGTTATACGACAATCTTAGCACTAGAAAATCTTTTGCCCTTACCTTAGGGTGATACAGTACCTTAGGGTGATATAGTACCTTAAGAGACTATACCTACTTAAGAGCGTCTTCCCGGGCTTTATCAAAGTCTGCCATAGCAAGAGCTGGCGTGTTGCCAAATCCTGCAATCCCATCTTGTAAGTTATCCCCATACAGTACACACCATTGATTTCCATCAATACTAATTCTAGGGCGGTACAACACTGAGGGTCTTTGCATAGCGTACTGCACTTCTTGTATTGCGGTACTAGCCTCTTGGATAATCCATGAGATGTCTAATTTCTCTGAAGCCACTTCTCGAATTATTGAATCTACACTCATATCGCACCTTAAGAGACTATTTGGAAGCGTTGTTTGGATTGCACTCATCAAGGGTGAGACTGTGCATGTGATCAACCCACTTTTCAGAGACTTCCGCTTTTTCGAATCTAAGAACAGACACCCACTCATCATACTCACCGTAATGATCGAAGTGTCCTTCAATCCTAGCATCACCAACAACTTGCCAGTACTTTTCCTTGTCGAGATCAAATAAGGACCAGAAATCCTCATTCAACATCGCTTCTTCAGCCCATTCGGATACGAAACCAGTTTTACAATCGGTAGGTTCAATACCATCATACCAAACTTCGATTTCAGGTGGATCACCCATCTCTGGATTGACCCAAACACGAAACTTGAAATCAACTGTAGAACTCATAAAATTCTTCTACCCATCTTGTTTATCGGATTCTGTTTTTCGTGCTTCAAGCATTGCATCGGCAAGTAAGTAGGATATACCTGCTATCTCATTTACATGCTTTGGAATGCTAAACGGCTCTTCAGATACGCCGAAGCGTGGATTAGCTTCCATCGACAACAACCCAGTCAATGCTTGACCGGCGAAATAGTCTCTAAGACTGATCCCCTCATAAATCAATAGGTCACTATTCATAAGTATTCCCCTTTTGGCTCATCGTCTAAACGATCAAGAACACCGGCAGCCCAAAACTCAGCATCTCTACGATCCTTATACCAACCACTTCTAGACCAGTCTTTCCAACATACAAAGTATTGCTCTATGATAGCTCTGTACTTTACAAGCTTTCGACCGAACCAGGAGTTATATTCTTGCTTTTCAATACGTGCTCTGTATTGATAACTCATGGGGTTGTTGTGTTTTGGATAAACAACGCGTTTAGATCGTTCTTCCATTTTTCCATCTTTCAAATGTATCTCTTTCATGTTAAGCTACATCACGTCGTCTGGGAACATTTCATGTTCTTCATTGACAACCCAGAACGGTTCACCCTTTTGTAAACATGAGCACAACTCATCAGTTTCATCCATCAGTTTCAAGTCAGTGATTACTTCACCCGGTTCAGCCCAACTGTCAGCAGTTGTATAGCCTTCAACCCAAAACTTCCTCCCGCAGTTCTCACAAGAAATTTCCAACATTTTACGTTATTCTCCAGAGTTTAGATTGCGTACCCACACATAGGACTGTGGTACCCTCTTTCCTCGGTTGACACAATAAATGGTTTGATTGTGCTGTCTAAGTACTTTTCTTATTCTACCTAGTAAGCAATTGAACGTTGATGGTTTGTCAGTACCTGCAGCTTCCATTAGTTCTGCCTTAGGATGTATCGATCCATCTTTGAGCAGTTCAAGAATCCTAGTTTCTTGTGGTGTGAATGGGCTCTTCTTAAACAACTTTGCAGCTCCTATCGGTTCAGGACCGTGACCCCACCCCGCAAATGCTTTAGGTTTCGCCATTTTCGAATCCCTTGAATATGTCTTCGTTTATTCGAATGTCTTTTCTGCCTACCCAACTGATAAACCCTTCATGCTTGTCTGGTTTGGTAGTCGGTTTTATCAGAACCTTCATAAGCCCTATCGGTTTACCATCAAGAGTGAATCTGGTTATGAAGCTATCAGTGGTGTGCGAGATATCCGTTTTTACTCGTGTAGGGTCAATGAATAATTCATCTTCTTGTTCAGCCTGCTTTGCCGCTATTTGAAAAGCGATATCCACAGCTAATTCTTTCATTAAGTCTTCTAAGTCTGACACAATCACTTCTACTCTTTCCCTGTTTGGTTGGGGATAAGACTCTTAGTTGGAAACCCTTGTTTTTGCATCAATTTTATAACTGAATCTTTGTACAACCTTCTGTGTCCAGGTCTTCCATAGGGGCTTGGTATTTTGAAACCTTCTAAGACACCATTATCCAAAAGCCTTCTAACTGTAGTATCACAAACCCTTAATAGTTTCGCCGCTTCTTTGATCCTCATTATTTCCCGGTCGCACATTTTATTGTTCATCCTCTATCAGTAAGAGCACTACTTTGCCAAGTCGTTGAAGCTCTAAAGCTTTGCTTACTACTTCAAGCTCATTCTTCATCACATGAATAGGAAGACTTAATAAAGAATCCAAACCTTCAGACTCTTCCCCGGTTATTGTTTCGTCAGACTCTTTCAACCTTCTAAAAGCTTCTTCAGTCATAACAATATCTGTAGTTACTGGCATTGCTTCCCCTAGACTCTCTGCATCTTTGAATTCTTTAAACATCGAGTAATTCCTCCAGTGACTTAGGTGCTTTAGTAGCTTTTATTTTACCACCTTTCCATTTCGTGCGTTTACGAGCAGCCTTTGTGTTCTTCTTAGCTCGTTTTGGTAGCTCAGCTAGTACTGATTGATCGAATGCTTTTTGAATCAATGCTTGACTACGTTTTTGTCCTTCTGTTTCTTCACCTACGTTAGCAGGAACAAAACTGCATCGGCAATTTGGATGCCTGGGTATCATTCCATGGGCGTTTTTAACCTTTAGCACTACACCTTGTAGGGGTCTACACTTTGGACAGACACGTCTATCACCTGCTGTTGTCCATTCCACAGCAACCGATATTTCTTCTACACCCATTTCTTCCATAGCATGTAGTTGACCTTCAGCATGAGCACGTATGATTTCGGTACGAGCTATTCTGTCAGCCGAACGTTTGGTGATGTCTAAGCTTTTCACCATGGCACTACCAATGGTCTTAGGGTTGTCACCTTGCACTAAACCTACTAGCAGATCTTGTTTTAATCTGTTCTTTAGTTGGTCGTTCACTCCTTTGATTAGGTTGAAATTACTAGAAGCAAGCAGTTTGACTTTGGTTATAGATTCAGGAGCGTTTAGAGCACCACTGAGAAAATTCTGTTTACGACCTAAGAACGTACCAGCTTCCTCCAGAAATTTGATAGCCGCATTATTGTCGTCAAATGCTCTACCCGCACCACGCCGAAACCCTTCATCAATGAAGTCTTCCCAAAAACGATCATCCTCACTGATGATTGTTAGACCCGTTTCATTCTCTAACCATTGCTCGAACTCTCTTAGCTTTTCTTCATCAGATAGGTTCTCCCATTGGTTGATAGTGATTTTAGTTGGGTCAGTAATTTGAATTTCCACATCATCACGTTTGATGTACCTATCAGTAGGTAATTCTATAGGTACATACTCCCGTAGTAGGGTTCCTGGGGTGAAGTACCCGATTGTGATGTGTGGATTGAAGCTGAACTTCTCTTCTCGATCGAACATCCTTTCTAGTTCTGCTCTAAACGCTTGCAACCCCTCACTGTCTACCTTCAACACCATCACATCCGAACCGATGTTTGTGAATGTCATTTGGTAGTGGATGAAAATATCTTCCCAATACAGGTTCAACCAACCCTCAATCTCCTTGATCTGCTCTTCCGTCGGTCTAGATTTGATACCCAACATGATCGATATGTGAGCTTCATCTTCAAACTCAATCAAGTTAGAGTCGTCTACTTGACTTTGGATGTTACCTAGTTGCTGCAACAAGTCACGATGTGTGATCTTTAACAGTACCCCATACCCTGCTTCTCTATTTAGGGTTAGGGGCCTGTTCTTACCTACACCAAACGAGTCATCATCTACAACTAGCTTTCTTAGTCTTTTTTGAAATACTTTGATACGAGCACGAATAGCTCGCATGTATCTCTTCCTTAGACTTGCAGTACGGCTAGGGTCTGTTTTTAGACTAGGCATTTATTGATCCCCCAGCACTCGCGTGAACGTAAGTCTTCAAAAGAGTTAAGGATTGTTTTTCTGAAAACCCTTCTGAAATCAAACGATCATACATTCTTTTCCACATAGGAGGAAGAGTATCACACAACCATGCTTGGGCCTGTTCAGCTTCTGCTTTTATTCTATCAGACATCTTCTTTGCTTTCCTCTTCTTTCTTCTTACTGTCGCCGCCCTCAGCACCCTCCTCGTTGTCTAAACCTAAAGCAGGAGGTAGAGGTCTTCCATCAACGCTAACACCTCTTTCTTGTTTCTCTAGTCGCTCTTCAATCTTGTCTTCCATGTCTTGTTCAGCGGTCTCAACCATTTCTTGGGCAACATTTTGATCTAACCCAATAATATGAGTTAGATAGTCCACTTCACTAATCATTTGATCCCCTGCACCAGCGATGTATTGCACAATCGCTTGCGTTCTCTTCACTGCGATGTCCGCCTGTTGACCCTCATCTGTTTGTACCAGTCCTGGCCACTTCACAGAATATCCATCTTCATTTTCAGGCTTAGGTAGTACACCTGCCCAAATCAGACGATTGATAGTAGGTGCAATGATATTAGGGGTGATGTGGAATTCACATCTCTCATCCATTCTGCTGTTCCAAGATGTCGAATCTTGAGTTGAGGCAAGCTCACCACGTTCTGACCCCATGAAAATTCTTTTAGGCCAACCCTTGTTTATACAAATGTTGTCTATGTGCGTTTCCATATGTGGCATAGGATCGCTAATATTGGTCTCCAATCTCTTAGCCTGAGCACCAGACAACGCAATGAACCTTTGAATGTCATTGTTGTACAGTTGGATTTGCTTTTTGACCGATTCAATATCCAATCGGGCATCGGAACCTAGTTGCGGTATTGTTTCAACAGACAAACCCCCATAGGCACCTTGCCACCACATCTCAGCATCAGATCCACTAATACGAAATATATCCAATAAGTCGTTGTAGACAGGTTGTTGTCTTGGAATTCCAAACACTTTCGACGAGTGTTCATGAGGTATAACATGAATGATTCTGGTCCAGTGAACAGGCTGCTCACTAGTATCACCTGCCCCTTTTAATGAGATAGCATCTTCCATTTTCCAATCGGTTAGTGTGGTGTTGTAGTGTTCAGGTAGTCCATGTCTTGGGTTACTCTTATCATTGATGACGTCTTTAGGAGTGATGTTCGATTCGTCTAAACAAGTCATGAACATCAGTTGCATGTTATCATTAGGGATTAAAGGTTCTCTAGGATCTGCACCGTCATTGAATCCTAGAAAGATTCCACCGAATCTGCCAATTCCTGCTAAGATGTCAGCGTTTTTAAGACACCCCATCAATTTGTTGTGCATCTCTTTATTGTTGAGGTAGTCAATTTCTTGATCTGGACTTACCCCTTCTTGATTGGGATCAGAGACATTTTTGAATACATCACGTACAGCAATTTCAAAATCTGTTTCTACTTCAGGGTCAGGATCTTCTTGAATTGAGGGCATCTTTTTCCAGGATTCGACAGGCTCCATTTGGCATACACGAGCCGCTATCCCATTTCGTAAGTACATTGGTAGATAGTGATTCTCTATGTTTAGAGATAGCACTTCTGGATAGTGAAACGATTTGAAGTAATCCCTATCGCCGCTTGTACCGCTCGACAGGAATGCACCTAACTCATGCCTTGAATTCCAAGGTAGAGTACGTGCTGTGTTTACTAACATGCTATGCTGAGTTTTAACCTGTTCTAGTTCAGCAAGTAGTTCGGGTGGGGCTGTTTCAGACATTTTTAGAATCCTGTTGTTGGGAGTTTAGCATCGGCACCACCAGCAGCAACTGCGGGCGGTCTCGATTTCATCATATGAACAGCAACCATTAGTGAGTCAAGATGGTCAGGAGAATGACCGATCAAATCCACTAGGGTCACCATTTTCGTTTCGTTGACTTGTGTTGGAGGCTTGTGTTTAGGAGGCAGTACTATTTGACCGTTACCATCAAACCAGATAGGTATAGGAGCCATCTCTTCAGCTAGCACATCATACTCTTCAGGAATAGCCCAACCTTCCGGGTTCTCACTGGGATCAATTAACAGACGTACCTGATGTGCCATCTCTGCCCGTTTGTTTTTGTATACATATCTCGATTCCGCTTCTTCACGTCTCTTATCAACCGGCTTAATACCGCTTCGAATAATATCAGTAGGTGAGCCCCCAAACGCTACAGTTCGTACGCTGTAGCCCTTGTCTCGCATGTTATCAGCATGTTGTTTACCACCTCCGCCAGCATCAAAACCTACTTGATGCCAGTATTGTACTCTGTGCTTACGTGCAAAAGCTATTGTACGCTTTACACATTCAGTAGTATCAGGGGTTTTAAGACTTAACTGTTCAATCAGACCGAACTCGTCTACGGCCGTAAATACGCTACTGTCTCCGCCCTCTGCTGGATCTACCCCAATCCCCTTAGCGATCCTATGTGACCTACCTATGCGAAGTTCTTTGTGCAATTGGTACGCTATTGCTCTCCAATCGGGTGGATACATTAACAGTTCTGCACCCATATAGAATTCGGCATCTAAACCGATTGTTTGACGTACCTTATCCCATACCTGTCTACGTTCCATATAGGCAGCATAGGTTACTACACCGGGTATAACCTCAGTGTGACTTACCTTTCTACCTGCTTCTAATTCTGCTTGGGCGTAGCGTACATTAGGGGAATCAGAAGCACGAATGCGAATCACCTTGCGGTATTTGTCGTAGTAAGGAGAGTCTACTTCTTTATCCCCTTCTTGGGTCCCTTTGAAGAAAAAGTTACTACACGTGTAAGGATTGCCAATTACTAGTTTGCGATGGGTCCACGTATCTGCAACCTCATAAGGTTCATCATCCATACCCGACGCTTCATCCACAATCAAAGCAGTCATAGGTTCCATCTTGGCTGTTCTTGGCGTATGAAACCCCAGCAGTGATTCCCCTTTGTTTACTGTTCTGCCGATACACTCTGTTGTATTCTCGTACTCTTTTGTACCTGGTTTGTACTTTCTCAGCATTTGATGATTGTACTGAACAGGTAGAGGATGATCAGCAGTATCTAACAGTCGTTTAATCTCACCCCAAAGAACCTTCTCCAATTGAGTACTGTTTGGGCTAGTGGTTACAATCCTACAGGGTGTCCTGGAGCAGAAGAACCAGAGAGTCGCCAATGCAGCGACGAAGTCTTTCCCCAGTTCGTTACCGGCTGGTGAGATGGTTTCATAGTTGTACCGAAAGGATTCTAGAATTTCTCTCTGCTGTCGGTACAGACGTATGCTAGGCCAGAATATCTTGACAAACACTAGCGGATCTGCGAGTTGGGGATACACAATCCCACGCTCGGAAAACTTATGATCTGGAACTAAAGCGTTCATGCTTTCTTCCCAAACATACGGTTTATAAGACCTTGTTCTAAAAGATCTAGTGTATTCTCAATAAACAGGTTTCTAGTAGGTGGTCGCGAATAGTAGTAAGTTCTTAAGTTTATACCCCTCTCGATCGATAATGTTTTTTCAGCGAAATGAAGATATAGACGCACATTCAAAGGTCCTCTAGAGTCGGTTGTAATAGTTAGTTCCGCCGCAGGTAAAGTGCTTAGCTTCCTTTCCTTAAAAGCTTCTTGCAAGTCTTTAATGAATTCAGTTTCTATTGAAGTAATCATCATCTTTCCCTAAATTAGCAACCATTTCTGCTACTGTGTGGATTCCCTCTTGAACATCCTGAAGTTCCCTTCTGATATCATCGCAGTAGTCGACTATATCAGTAGAGAGCTTCCACAAGTACCACATCCCAAACGATTGAGCGACTACCAACAAAGTTACCACCACAGCTAATACAATTCTCATTTACTTCTTTTCTTAGTTGGTTTGACATCAAGTATCAGCTGCTCCACTTCGTCTTCTTCTACTTGTTTTTTCGCTTCTTCATGAAGTTTGGTCCAGTCTAGAGTCTCTTGATTTGTTCTTTCATCTCCTTCCTCATTCCCCATAAAAGCACCAATCAACTTTGCGAACATTTCAAGTACCGCTGTTTTTGATGCTAGTTTGATTTCGATATCTTGCCCAATAACTTCACCACTTCGATTGTATTGCTGCTTCACTTTTAGTCCAGCAATCATGTGTTGAAGACCTAAAGGCAAGTGGTGCAGGTTGTCGATTAACACCCCGTTTTCGTCAACTAAATCAGCAGGGTTTGCCATAGCTAGAATACCGACATACTGAAGCAGCATTGCCCTATCTGCTTCTGTCTTTTCTGCTAACTCTTGACGACGTCTACCAATCTCTTTAGCTACTTGCGGATGTTCTCTACCATCAAGTAATCGGTAAGCAGCACTAGCAGGAGCTTTGTAACCCGCAACTCTAGCTGCTTTGGTACCGTTGAAATGGGTTAAGTACTCATCAATGAATTTTTCCTGCTTGTCTGTTAGTTTAGTATATCGTCCAGTTTTTGATTTCTTCGGTACTGGCGATTTTCTCTTACGTGTTGTTCCCATTGTTCACTTCAGGTTGGTAAGGCCAAAGCATATTTGCATACGTATCTTTTTTCCACAACTCTTTCAATTCAGCTTCTAGAGCTAACGTATCTTCCCAAGCTGTGTCCAAAGTGTCTTGATGTACAAGAGACCAATAGACAGCTATCGGATTAGGGAGACTAGCCAAGCAAGATGCCGTATGGACTAAGTTCGCCCATAATTGTTCTACAGTAACAGTTTTGCGAAGCATATTCCTGACACCCCCCAAAGTATGACATATACGAATTGGCCTAATATGGCGTAGGTTAAGTGCTTAGGCTCTAGCTCCACTCTACCAACCAGCAAGTAGGTAAGTAAGAACGGTAAGAACAGTAAAGCCAAAACGACGTCTAATGTTAAGCTCGCAGCTTTATTCATCTTCATCTTCCTCCTCTTCGTACACGTAATCGAACAGTTCGGTTATGTGAGGTTTAAGTTTCCATTTCTTTTTTGGTCTCACAGAGTTTTTACCTTTCGGCTTTACATTATACTGCTTGACCACATCTGTTTTAGCTAAAAATCTCAACCATTTTCTAATTTCGCTTTCTGGGGTAGCTGTGGCAGTCGCTAAACCCTGGATTGTGGTGGATTGTTGCTCGTAGATTTCGGTGGCTATTTCTTGAGTAATCCCCCTAGCCGTATCCATAGCCGACTTACGAACCACGACCATTACCTTTTCGTCCACCTCTTTCTTATTCATCACCACAGCTAGACACTTCGCTAAGCGAGCGTATTGACTAGTCAATCTAGCGGCAAACTCCCTTTGTACTTCTTCTGTCTGAGCACGGCTAGGTCGATTTCGAAAGAAGGCCACATACTTTGCTAAAGCAATTATCTGCTCTTTGTATCTCGAAGCTTTAACCCCTCTCATTAACTCTTTCACATTTTTTCGTAAGTAGTTGACGTAACCCCCTGTCATTGCTTGAGCTTTCACCATCTCCTTATCTGCTAAGTTAGGTGAGTCAGTATCGCAACCTTCAGACATGTTTCTGTCTGTACGGTCGAACACCATATCACATACGATGTCTTCCGTATCTCGGTCAATCTCATTCATGATCACGTAGTCAATGAATCGAGCTCCCAATTCAGTACTGTCTAGAGCACGTAAACTAGCAGTTCCGCATAGCAGCCAAGTCATCCGAATACCTGAATAACTTCTATTGACACCATTCAGATAGCCTGCACTAGTGTTGCCATCATAAACATCACGGGCTTCTGCTAGGATGTTTTCTAATCCCGCTGTTGACAGTAAGGTGTCACCATCCTTGGTCACTAAAGTTTTGTTATTGATACGGACGATTAGACTGTTGTCTTCTTCTCCATCTTTGTCAGATTTATAACCGGAATGAAACCCCTTCATTTTGGATTGACTATAGACATGGTTGCTAATATCGATAGCGTCACATAGTGTGGATTTTCCACATGATGGTGGTGACACAATTTTGCACCACAGCTGATCCCCCGGCAGCCCGGTTGAAACTATGGTAGCTAGCATACACGCTAGACCACCTTCAAGACCTTCTGACCAGTTCATAGCTTTACGCCACGTGTTAGTTAGCTTTAGCCAATTGGTACAGTCAATTGGTTCTACTTTCTTTTCTGTCTCTCCTCTCTTTCTCCACTCTTCGGGTGCTGGTTCGAACTTCTTCAGTAAGTCTTCTAAACGCTCTTTGGGTTCCTCTTTGAAGTGGTCTCGAATGTCGTACCCATTAGGTAAGTCACGATTGAATCCTTCTTTACCCCAGCGAGTATAAAAAATGTTCTTAGGTCGTCTAGCAGCTGCTGTGAGTTTGCCAGTAATTAATTTAGAGCCTGTAAGCGATGCAGGTGGTTGTTCCTTTTTACCATTCTTTTTTGGATGATCGTTATCGAAGACTATGTAAACTTTCTTCTTTCGAAACACCCAAGACCAAGAATCCTTAAATGTAGTACAACCAGGTACGCAGAGTACACTAGCTTTCTTTAAAAAATTGTTGGTCTTACTAGTTGTTGATTTAATTTCTCCTGATCTTTCTTGCTTATGTGTTCGTAGCACTTCCCACAATCTCATCCCATCCCATGGACCCTCACATAAGTATACGGTGTCACAAGTACTATCGTATAAATCTACCCCAAAGATCGCATTGCTTAATGGTTTGGGGGAGGCCAACAGAGCGTACTTACCTCCTTTCATCTTTGCGTATCGATAGAGTTGCGTTAATTCCCCTTTGATGTTAAATCCCGGAACTAACCATTGACCTTTCAACGATGAGTAAGCTACTCCCCAAGTTCGTAACGTCTCTACTGATAGACCACGACTCTTAGCTAGAACGTCTATAGGTCCTTCATCTTCTTTGCATTGTTCCCACAGCTTTCTTAAGAAGTTGTAGTGATTCCCTTTCGCATCACAAATAAAGCACCGGAACATTCCTGTATCAGTGTTTACCGTCAATTTGTTTTCAGCAGCACAAAAGGGACAGTCAGTAGTCGCCTCTTCCCCAGATACTTCGAATTCAAGACCGTGAAACCTATAAAGTTTTAGTTGATCTGCTTTAGCCATTGCAATCCTTATTCGTACGATACACCGTCATCTTCAGCGACTAGTCTACGTGTTTCAGCTTCAACATCGCGTTTCAAAGCTGCCTCATTTGAGAACCCATCAGTATACCTAGAATCAGCGTGACCTGAAAGCTTACGTAGGTTAGCCTTCATTGCGTCTTCTAAGTTTAGGTCATAAGCTTTGAGCATCTGACAGGTACGCCAGAGGATATCCCCACACTCTTCTAGAATGTTGGTAGGGTCCGGTTCCGCACCACCATATTCCAACCACTTCTTGTGTACGCTGGCAAGCTCACCAACCTCATCAGTAAGCCCTCGTAATGCGTTACTAGCTTCAATAGCTTTCACAGCTTCATTAGCAGATAGTTGATTGTAACGCACCAAAATCATGGGTTGTGGTGCTTCTGTACGCATCGCTTGTTTCATGTAATCGTTTGGGCTCATTTGTCTCTCTTTGTATATGGGGCACCTTGTTTTCTTGCTCGTTGCATCTCACGCAGTCTAGTCCAACCTATGGATACAGCAAAATTAAATTTCTCTATCGTGTTGATATCTGATGGGTTCTTTTGATCGGGGTGCTTGTTCCAAAACCGTTCATAGTCTTTCTGTGCTTGGGATTTATTCATGCTGGCTCCACTAAGAAGACATAATGATATTTAGCTTCTATGTCATTACGCGTAATTCTCACTGTAGTAAAAACTAACTGGTTCGTTTTGTAGATCTCGTGTTTTGATAGTTTTTCAGAAGCTTTCATACAAGCTTTATCAAAGTTTGGATCTTCTAGAATGATTACAATTTCCATCATCAATACCTCCTACATTCCCAAATGATAGTGTTTTGTTTTAGTGTACCTAATGTTTTCGAATATGTTGAAAACTCAATCACGTGAGCATCGTATTCATCCAACAAGCTCATAACATGCTCATACTCCCCAGGTGGAAGATAGTGTCTCAAAATCTGCTGAGCTATGATTCCTCGGCTCATTTTCGTCATCTTCTTCAACGCGTCACGCATAGGTAGCTTATGACAGTCGTTGAACGTAAGGTGCAACCCCTTACCGGTAATCCTTTGTACCTCCCCTTGTATCACGGTTAGCTTTGGATCAGCCATTTCAGCGACATAGTAATCGTCGTTGTTGACTGATTTGTTATTGATCAATTCCAAGATACCTTTGTGGGTTTTTTGGTAATAGGTTTTTCCAGCAGGTTGCTTACAACGAAAATGGAATTTCATATGTGCTGTTTCGTTGTGCTTCCACCAGTCTAACCACTCTTCAGACGTTTCCCACACCCTTGTGCGATTGCCGAATTCATTGTTGAGAAACCGTTTCAGAAAATCCCTCTTATTTAGGACTGGCTCTTTGCTCATTCTTTTCCTTCCAATTTTGTTCTCGCTTTTCCAACCACCACAGACCAGCCATAGCCCAATCTTTCATAGCGACTGCAGACATCCAGAGGTGTGCAGCTCTATAGTCTCTCTGTTTATGCATGTGAAAGGCTTGACACATAGGGTTTGCGACTTCAGATAGAAATGGTTCTTCATAGTATTCCTTACCAGTCAGTTTTTCAGGCTGGTAATGTTCGTCAACAAACAGCTTAACTTCCCCATCAAAATCCTCTTTATCATAGACCAAAGGGACGTGCTTATGCTGGCGTAATTGCTCCACACAACAAGGATCACTGTAAGCGTCTCGATTTTCGTACGGAGCTAACCACTCACTAGGTTTCCAATTGTTCTCGTAAATGTGCAAATCATCTGTAATTTGAGTGTATGTCCCCAAATCATAACCTGTACTGCACGCCATGTACTCGTGAAGCATCGAGAAGTGAACTACATTTGCCCCCATCATACCCCAGATCATATCGTTACTTCGGTTATGAACATTCATGTGGAGCTTACCATTACTCACATTGAACTTCACTATAACGTTGCACGCTGTATCTTTTGATTGTCCGGGATTGATCCGACCTCGGTATTCTGTGTTCTTGTTCCGATCGTCAACCCTTAGTAAGTCTCGAACTGGATCCCAAATAGCTAGAACAGCTCGACGAGTAATGGGAAACTCTCTGATGTGTTCAACCAGTTCTGTCAATTGGTCAATACCATACCAATCTCGCCAGCGTTTTCCATATGCGGCATTGAACGTTTTACCATCATCACTATAGTTGACCATGTTGCTGTTGTAATACTTCAACGGTTCTACATCATCTCTACCAGCTAACATCCACAAAGCTTCATATAAATGAAAGAAAGGGTTGCAATCCCTGCTTCGGTTTAGCAACACTCGATCTTTTGGATTACTGTAAGTAACGACCGTAGTTGTACCCGCAAACTTCTTCACCCTTCCGTTTCTAGTTTCTTCTGTTATAGTTGGTATTACTTCTTTTCGCACTCCTCCTACGAGACTTGGAAACGCATCGTTGATACCCCTGAAATTATATTCAGCCATTACTTAGCCTTTCTACTGCACGCTGTGTAAATTGAAACATTCTCAGTACCTGCTATTCTAGCTAATCTTTTAAGACCACGTTTCTCTGTGTTCTTGATCGTTTGCTTGCTTGTGCCGTACTTATTTGCTATTTGTTCAACTGTGTATCCGTTACACCGCATTTCAAGTACTACCACTTCTTCTTCCGTGCAAACTTCTTGCATTAGTTCCCATACTTCTTTCGCCTCAACTTCCTGGGGTGAACGCCGCCGGTCTATTATCCTACCTATCAACGTGTCTTCAAATCCCCGATCATTTTCTTTCGTGTTAGGAGTACAGTATCCCGTCTTAAGCTTTTCTACTTTCCGTTTGAACTGTCTGTGCTTATCGAGCAAATGGACTTGTACAATCTTATAGATATAGGTACTGAATTTTCCCTTCTCTGGGTTGTACCTATCAATCTTTCTCAAACAATGTAGCAAAACATCTTGGACTAGATCGTTCTTAGTTGGTATGTGCAAACGACCGATGTACTTGTTGCAAATCCCAATTACGTAAGGTGTAATTTCTAAGAGTATTCTGTTTCTCAGTTCTTCGTCTTTGAACTCTTTATCATGTAACTCAAGGGCTAGTTTGTTTGTTTTCTTAGCAGTGTGGAGAAGCTTCTGTTCTGCCACCATCTCCATCAGACCATAAATTGGGTCATCCATTCTAATCTCTTCTCTACGTATGGTACGGGATTCTCTATGACTCCTAATATGTTACCAGAGCTTGGAAACAAAATACCCAATGCTCCCTCTTCTACGAACTTTCTGATGTTGTCCAGGGAATCATCGACCAATAGACAACCTGGTTTTGCGAATAACCTCTTGTCATATGTCGGTTGAAATCTAGGTACCCACTCTTCACCCAAATGATCAACGATCCACCGTATTTTACCTACATAGGATGATTCATTGTAATTTGGTGTGGTCAATAGGATCACCGGTCTTTCTGAGAATTTTTGTAGTAAGCTAAGTAATTCTTTCGCCCATGGGAACATCTCTAGTTCGACCCAAAAATCTGGTCCCTTCTGCAGAATAGGGTTCCAAAGCTCATTAGAGTTTTTCAAACCCCAATATTCAACCAACGACCAGGGGCGTCCAGGTTTGTCTAATTCTTCGTACGATCGT